TTTCCAGGTGGTGATGGCGAACAACTCCTTTGCCGTCGCGCCCTCGGGGCGGCTGCAAGCGTTAATAATCTTGGCGCGGGCCTTTCCCGTCTGCCAAGTCGGCTCGGCCGCCTCCGGCGTGGCTTTTGCATCGGTGGGCGCCGGTGCAGTGATCACCGGAGCGGCCGGCTCCTCTTCGCCGTCCATGGCGGTGGCGTGACCGGCGAGCGTCAGGGCGATGCATTCGCCATCGGTAAAGACCAACTGCTTCTGAACCAGTCCGGAAACGACGCCGGCCAGGGCCTTGCCCTCGATGCCGCTGGGCGCCTCGCTGTCGTTGATAAGGTTGACCCACACCTGAACTTCCGCCCGGTCCGCCAGCGGCGAGGCGTCGTGGAACGTGTTGTGGAGGATGGCGCGGAGCACGGCGCGCTGCTTGTCGGTGACCTTTACCCGTTCGGCGCCGAGGGCCTCCCAGGACGTTTCCGCCTTGGCGACCAGGGCGGCAATCTCCGGCGTTTTGGTGCGCTTCGCCGGCTTCGCGGCGGCCTTGGCGGTGCGGGTATCGGCCCGCTTGTTGGCCTTGGGTGCGGCCTTCGCCTTACGGCTGATGAGGGCGCGGGTAACTTTCTGAGTGCGTGACATGGTGTAAGTCCCAGGTTGTCCGGCGGTATCGCCGATATCAACATGCTCGATGATATCGAGTGATGCAAACACATTCTGCATCAGTAATGGGCAAATTTAGGTAAAATTTGGTGGCGAAGAACAAGGGCGGCAGGCCGCGCTATGAGCCTACGGACCGCGACCGGGCGACGGTAAAGGCCCTGGCGGGCTACGGGATCAAACAGGACGATATCGCCAAGGTCCTGGGCATTCACGATGAAACGCTGCGCGACAAGTTTCGCGGCGAACTGGACAAGGCGGCGATCGAGGCCAACGCGGCGGTATCGCAGTCGCTCTACAACATGGCAACGAAAGGCGCGAACGTTACGGCCGCAATCTTTTGGCTGAAGTGTCGCGCCGGTTGGAAGGACCCGCAACTACATGAGCACAGCGGGCCGGACGGTGCGGCGATCCCGCTCCTCGTCACCGGCGTCCGGCGCGCGTCGGACACAGACGACGGCGGCTCCGGCGAGGACGATTGACCTTGGCTACCACGCGCGGGCGCCGTTCCTGCCATACCACGCGCGGACCCAGCGCTGGGCCTCCCTGGTGGTCCACCGGCGCGGCGGGAAGACGGTGGCCTGCGTGATGGACCTGGTTGACGCGGCGCTGCGTTGCCCGCTGCCGGCCGGGCGGTTCTCATATCTGTCGCCGACCTATGCGCAGTCGAAAGATGCGGCCTGGTCCTATCTGAAACGGTTCACCGCGCCGATCCCTGGCGTCGAGCAGCGCGAAAGCGACCTCATGGTGGTGATGCCCAACGGCGCGCGGGTCCGGCTCTATGGCGCCGACAACTATGACCGGCTGCGCGGGACCTATCAGGACGGCGTGGTGCTTGACGAATATGGCGACATGCATCCGCGGGCCTGGCCGGAGGTGATCCGGCCGTCGCTGGCGGACCGCGGGGGCTGGGCGACGTTCATCGGCACGCCAAAGGGTCGGAATGACTTCTGGCGTATCCACCAGGCGGCGGTAGCGTCCCCGGATTGGTACACGTTGACGCTGAAGGCGTCGGAAAGCGGCCTTCTGCCGGAGTCCGAACTCGTTGACATGCGCCGCATGATGACGGCGGATCAATACGACCAGGAATTGGAGTGCTCATTTGATGCGGCAATTCGTGGCGCCATTTATCGCGCGGAACTGGCGGCGGTTGAAGGCCAGGGCCGGCTCTGTGGCGTTCCGTATGACCCGGCTGTGCCGGTTTGGACGGCCTGGGACCTAGGGATCGGGGACAGCACCGCGATCTGGTGCGCTCAGCTTGTCGGGCGCGAAGTACACATCGTTGATTACTATGAGGCCGCCGGCGAACCGTTGACCCACTACGTCGGCTGGTTGGACAGCCGGCCTTACCGCTACGGCCATGACCTCCTGCCGCACGACGCGGGCGCGCGGGAGTTGGGGACGGGCAAAACACGGGAAGAGATGCTGCGGGCCAACGGCCGGCGCGTGCGCGTGCTCCCGCGGCAGGATATTGATGACGGAATAAACGCCGCGAAGATGCTGCTCGGGCGCTGCTGGTTCGACCGCGAACGGACGGCGCGCGGGCGGGAGTGCCTGGCGCATTACCGGCGGGACTTCAACGACAAGATGGGCATTTACAAGGAATCGCCGGTGCATGACTGGTCGAGCCACGGCGCCGATGCGTTTCGGACGCTGGCTATGGGCCTGCGGGAAACCGTGCCGAGTGCCAAGCTGCCGCTGCCCGCAAGGGTCCTGACCGCGCGCCCTGCCGGCGCTGGCTGGATGGGTGCCTGATGCCGCGTATTTACGACGTCCATTCGGATCAGATGCGGGACGCTACGCAGGAGGACATCGACCGGATGCTGACCTGCACGCAGGCATTCGCCGGGCTGGTGACGTTCCTGCACAAGTCGGGGCGCGTCCGCGACGGGGAGGCCGCGGAGGTCGCGGTCGGCCAATCGCAGGGCAAGCTGGACCCGCTGGAGGCCCGGAAAGCCTATCGCCGGCTGCTGGATAGCGACTGATGGCGCGACCGAAGGCGGGCGATGCCGAGATCCTGCGCGAGGCGCGGGAACGGTTCGAGCGGTGCGTGACGTGGGAGGCGACGGCGCGCGCCAACGCCTTGCACGACGCCAAGTTTGCCAACGGTGACAGCCTGAACGGCGAGCAATGGGACCCAGGCGTGCGCGCGGCCCGCGGTGACCGGCCTTGCTTGACGATGAACAAGACGCGCCAGCATATACTTCAGATCGTCAATGATGCGCGCCAGCACAAGGCGGCGATCAAAGTAACGCCGGTGGGCGGCCGGGCGACGTTTGAGGCCGCTGAGATATTCTCCGGAATTGTCCGGCGGATTGAATACCAGTCGAAGGCGGTGGACGCCTACAACACGGCCATTTTCCACCAGGTTGAAACCGGTATTGGATACGTCCGGGTCGTTACGGACTTCGCCGACGAGACAAGTTTTGACCAGGACATATTCATCCGGCGTGTTCCTGACCCGAACACGGTTTACTTGGACCCGGACGCCAGGGATTACGACAAGGCGGATATGCGGTTCGGCTTCGTGTTTAACGATGTGCCGCGGGATCAATACGAGGCGGAGCACGGCGAGGGCGATATGCCGGCGCCGGCCACGCTGGATAACACGGACGGTTGGAACGACCGCGACCACGTTCGCGAGGCGGAATATTGGCGGCGCAACGACGCGACCGATATGCTGCACGAAATGCCGGACGGAACCGTGCTTCGGGAAAGCGACCTGACGGACGAGGACCTGGCGAAGGTCAAGCCGCTGGCTGTGCGTTCGCGGGAGGTAAGCGAGCCGGAAATCGAGTGGTTTAAGATCGTTGGCGACCGTATAGACGATCGTAAGGTCTGGCCGGGCAAGTATATCCCGCTGGTGCCGTTCATCGGCGAAGAGGTGGTGATCGGCCACCAGATGGACCGCAAGGGCCACACGCGGGCGCTGATCGACGCGCAGCGGATGTATAACTACTGGTCCTCTTCCGCGGTTGAGCACGTTGCGTTGCAGACGAAGGCGCCGTTCATCGCGACGGCGCAGGCCATTGAGGGCCAGCCGGATTGGGAGGTCGCGAACCTCGTCAACAAGTCGGTGCTTGTCTACAACGGCTTTGATGATACCGGCCAGCCGATCCCGCCTCCGGAGCGGAGCCAGCCGCCGGTGATGGCGCAGGCGTATTTGCAGGGTATGCAGCTATCCCGTGACGACATGATGATGGTGAGCGGCCAATACCAGGCGATGATGGGCCAGAACGGACAAGAGGTTTCGGGAACGGCGATTTCCCAGCGGCAGCGGCAGGGCGATAACGCGGTTTACCACTACATTGATAACCAGGCGAAAGGCATCCGCCAGGTTGGCCGGATCGTCTTGGACCTCATCCCCAAGGTCTATGATACCGCGCGCGTTATGAAGATCATGGCGGAGGACGGCAGCGACAGCGACGTTGCGCTGATCCCCAACGCGGCCAGCGCGCACCAGCACGTTGCGCTGGGACCGAACGGGCCGCAGCCGGTGACGCCGCAGCAGGCGGACGCCATTACCGCGGACCCGAACCAGCCGGACCCGAAGATTATCTTCAACCCGAACGTCGGCCGCTATGACGTCGAGGCCGATGTCG